ACAAGTTTCTTCTAGGGAACCGGACTTCAAAATTGATGATATTGGATAATTGGAGTTCCATCTTCTTTCCAAGACCATTCACCCCATCCTTTTATGGGCGTAATATTAAAAAATACTTTTAATGGTATTTTTGGCTTTGGCAATGCACTTATGACTTCGAATTCTTTCATGAATAAAGGACGTGATTTTTTTTTCTTAGAGATCTTAAAGTGTTTCATTATGCAAATATATATATTAAGGAATAAATAAAGATATGGAACCTACTAAAAACTCCGCACACAATTCAAAGTCTTTAAGTGGCTGCTCCCCGCCGTCAGCATCCGTTGAAAGCTTAAACAAAGATGGAGTTCCAACATATTGCGAACCTTCTGGTGATCCTTTATGCGGAGGAAAGTTCAATGACTCTCTCAATAGAGTAGCTACTCAACCAGATTTAAGTTGGCTACAAGATATTCCTCAAATTCAAAAGACAGGATTTGGAAAAAGTAAAACAAGTGATCCAATGCAAAAGGGTCATATCGTAAACCAAGGAACCAGCAGATCTCACGTATATCGTTACACTCGCGCAATCAGAGGGACGCACGAAGCAATGACTGACATGTTCAGAGATGTTGTTGTTTTAGATGATTTAGGAAAAGCTCATGCAGTTCCAATTGTTTGGGGAAGACAAGAAAGAGCGGTTGCTTTAATTCTTGATGGAACTGACAAAAATGATGGAAGTTTGGCTTTAGACCGCCTAAGACTTCCTATGTTGGCGATTCATGGAGATGATGTTGAGTTTGACCAGGAAAGATTTATTTACTGGAAAGCAAAAGATTATTTCAGAGATAAAAGACCTGATGGGAAGCCTGGATTTACTCAAAGCGAGAAATTTGACCGAGATACTGTTTTTGGAGTTTCTGCTGGACTGCCAATCAACATAAGCTACACCCTTTACGCTTGGACGCTTTATGAAGAAGACATGCTACAGATTATCGAGCAAGTTTTGCCAAAAACAGTGCCTTTAGGGTATATAAGTGTTAAAGGCGTTCAATGGGAAACTGTGGTTAAGCTTGAGGGGTCTGGAAGTAACATGGATTCAGAGCCGGGAGATCAAGCAGATCGCGTACTAAAATACCAGTGGAACCTTACGGCGAAAACATGGTTGCCATTACCAATCGAAAGAAACAAAGCGGTTTTGGGAATCAGAACAGACGTTTCGCCAATAGTTACAAAAGAACAAGTTGCAGAAATTATTGAAAGTATAGAAACATCTGTTTTTAAGGAAAATGAATGATTGAAGTTAAAAATAAAACTCGTGGACCTGTTCAAATAGTAATAAGATCAAGAACGCCAGTCAAAGGTAGCGGGAGTAAAGCTTTTACTACTAAAATTATACCAGGAATTGGCAAAGGCAAACATATATACTATCTAGCGGACGAACTACACACTGAATGGGTAGACCGTGCGGAGAAAAATGGATTCATTACGACTAAGCGAGTCCCAGACAATTATAAAATAAACGACCAAGGGAGAAAATAATTATGGCAATTCTAAGAGGCTTTCCTCCATCGAACACAATTAGCCCAAGCATCAGAATTGCGGAGAACGATCTGAGTTTTGTACAGTCAGATAGATCTTTGCATAGGGCAGGTCTTGTTGGGTTTGCGAGCAAAGGTCCTGTTAATATTCCGACCTTGATCCAGACCACGAGACAATTAAATACAACATTTGGATTTCCTCACCCACAAGAAGGTGATCCGTTTTTGATTTACGCCGCTCAGCAATATTTGCTAGTAGCCAATGAATTATTTGTAGTGCGTGTCGCTGATGAAGAGGCAGTAAGTGATGAAGCGGCTAGTAGTGCAACTGTTGCAGCAGCGTCAGCAGGTGGTGCGATTTCGATAGACGCCGAAGTTGCTGGAGGGGTAGGAAGTGAATACATCTTTGATGATGACGTGTTTTTCAAGTGGAAAGTTAATGGACTTCTTAAATCCAACACACTTGTTGCTATCGCTGGTACATATTCAGCGGAACAGCTTGCTTTGGAATTAAACGACCAGCTAAGCACAGAGTTTGATGGAATTCAATTCTTTGTAAACGATAGTGATGAAATCGCAATAAGAACTACATTTGCGTTTGGTCCTTCCGCAACATTGGAATTTGTTTCCGTTGCAAATGCACTTTATGGTGGAACAGTTGTAAATAGAAATTTAGTGGGAACAAATAATTTCCCTGGATTCGGAACAGGAATGACTGTTGGTGCGACTGCATCTGTCAATGATCGCTATCCAGACGATGGATCTTCGGCAGCAGCCGGGGAATGGGACTTCAGCACTTTTACCACTCCAACATTGTCAGTGGTTGTTGACGGAACAGATAGCATAACAACTGACAATTCAGTTCAATTGATTGATTTCACAGATGCAATAACAGACTTGGGAGACGTTCTAACAACTGCTGAAATTGCAACAGAAATTAATGCACAAGTATTAGATGGAACTCTTCCTGGCGGATTTGAAGCTGCTGGTGGAGGAATCACTGGTCCTAGTTTAGTTGCTGATGCAGCGTCAGCGGCAGACAACTTGACTCTTAGAACTTTGCATCACGGTGCAGACGCCCAGTTGCTAGTTAAGTCAGACAGCGGACTTCAGGTGATGTTCGCCTTTGATAATTTAACTGCAAGCGGATCAAGTCCAAGTGGATCGTCTGGGGCGACTGCGGAAGCAACCTACGGAATCATCTTCGGTGAAGATGCCTCTGTTGGCGACATTAGCATTACATTAAATGCCGATAGTGCTGGCGTAGAAGGAAACAACACGCAAGTAGTTGTGACCAATGACATTGGCGAAGGAGTGTTCTCCTTAGAGATTTATAATAACCTAGCAAATGTAGAGTCTTGGGGCAATCTTACGAAAGATGAAACAAGTAGCTTCTACATTGGAACTTATGTTGATCTAGTTTCGGATTACATATCCATTGTTGACAACACTGACATTGGATCACCACCAGCAGATGGAACTTATACTTTGTCTGGTGGAAGTGATGGAATTCCATCTGATCCAGATGCACAAGATGCATTGCTCATTGGAGACGCAAGAGACTACAGCGGCATGTTCGCCTTGTCCGAGCCAGAACAAATTGACATTGACTTGTTGGCTGTCCCAGGACACTCTTCAACAAGTGTTATTTTGTCTATGATCTCTGTTGTAAGAGACTACAGGCAAGACGCTCTTGCTATCATTGATCCTCCATTTGGATTGACGGTTCAGGAAATCATTGATTGGCAAAACGGAACTCACCCACTAAATAACACAAGATTTGATACTGACTTCGCAGCATTGTATTGGCCTTGGGTCAAGCTTCGCGACAGCTTCAACAAAGTTGACGTTTGGGCACCGCCTTCTGGTTCAATCCTAGCTGTTATCGCAAGATCTGACAGTCTTGCCGCTCCTTGGTTCGCACCAGCGGGCGTTAATAGAGGGGTTGTGCCATCAATAACCGACGTGTTTAGCCGCCCTACCTTGGCTGAGCGTGACGCAATGTATGGAAACAGTAACGCAGTAAATCCAATTGTTCAGTTTACTGACATAGACGGATTCTTAGTATGGGGACAAAAAACCCTTCAAAGGAGAGCGTCTGCTTTGGATAGAATCAATGTAAGAAGAATGATGTTCTTCATTGAAAAAGAAATTAGGCGTCGTTCTAAAAACCTTCTTTTCGATCCGCATGATGACGTTTTTGTAACATCGTTTAAGCTTTTGGCAACAGAAGTCTTAGAGCAGGTTTCAGTTGGTCGTGGATTGACAGACTTTGTTATAGACGCGAGTTCAGAATTAAATACACCAGATGTAATTGACAGGAATGAGTTTAGAGCCAGAATTGGTGTTGTTCCTACAAGAGCGGTTGAATTTATGTTCTTAGAATTCAGCATTCATAGAACTGGAAGCGATTTCACGGAAAGCACCGAATTTTAATCCGCGAGGAACAATAATTAATTAAAAAGGAGGCAATTATGCCAGCCGGAAGACCGATGGGAATGGGCGAATTGGCGTCCCAAGAGATAAGATTCAAAAGAAAGTTTCGTTGGACATTCAAAATCCAAGATGTATGCAACAGCAATGAGGGGATACCTGAATCGTTTGTAAAATTGGCATCACGTCCAAATCTAACAATTGATGAAACAGAAATCAACTTTTTGAATGGAAAAACATGGATTCCAGGTAAAGCAAGTTGGGAGACAATCACAGTGACATATTACGATGTCGCAACCAAAAAGAACAAACCTCTTTGGGATTGGCTTGCAACTGTTTACAACTTTCAAGACAACTTGGGACTTCACCAAGGATCTAACCGACAAGCGTATGCTGGAAAAGCTGTTTTGCAGCTATATGATGGTTCAGGCGGCGTGCTTGAGGAATGGGTTCTAAAGAATGTTTGGCCACAAGCAATTCAGTTTGGTGACTTAGCATATGACTCATCTGAAGAATGTACGATTGAACTAACTTTAAGATATTCAGACGTTAGTTACAATCCAATTTGTCCAAACTTCAAGATCAAGCCATGCCACGAGGCATGTGTTCCCGGTACGCAAGGACCAAGCGAATTTTAATCTTCGCGAGGATGATTTGGATTTAGATTGGATTCAAAATCTACTTATACAAAAGAAAACGCTCGCAATTTATTGCGAGCGTTTTCTATATTATACATGAGGTAATTTATGGCTAAAGTAAAAATGGGTCTTGGAGGTCTTTCGACCAATCCATACTTGTGCTTTCCAAGAAAGTATAGATGGTTAATTGACATCAAAGGCGTTACTCCAAATACATCTACTCCAGCGTTTACCGCTAATCTACTTCCGCCCAAAAAAGGCGCAAGACCATCTGTGACATTTAGAGACATGGAGGCTCAACATCTTTCAGAAACTATATTTTTCCCTGGAAAGGCTGAGTGGAAACCAATCAATCTAACTCTTTGGGACTACAGGACTGATAGTAATGAAAATCCAGTATTTGAATGGCTTAGAACAATGTACAAGCCAGAAAACGCTGAAGGAAATGACATATGGACTCCTTCTGTTCAAGGAGAAGATGAAGGCGACAGATTAAAAAGAACTGCTACAGTATTTATGTTAAATGGTGGAGGGGAAATATTGGAAAAGTGGATATTCCAACATGCATATCCACAGTCCGTGAATTTCGGAGAATTGGATATGGGAAACTCAGAAGTTGTAACCGTAGACATAACGCTAAGATATGATAGAGCCTTCAGGAAAACTGACTAAAGACCGAATCTTTCTGCTTCTTCTGGGAAGTCTTCCTTAAGTATCTCTCGGCATTCTTTTAATGCGTCCTCAAGCTGTTTGGTCTTCCACCCAAGGACTCTACATGCTCCGCTTTTATTAAGACGGCCTCTTTTTGTGTAGACTTTGTTTTCATTTAGTAGCAGTGCTTCAACAAGTTCGCTATAGCCGCATTTCACCAATTTTCGTATTAATTCTTGGCGTTCAACGTCTTCTGTCATATCTTTTGGATTCATACTTTTAATTATACCTTTTTTATATAATCAATTCAACACATTAAAGCTCACTATATCTATTTTTTTGTCCTGGCGAAAAACCTGCCCTATTTTTGGTGCCATTAAACAAAGAATCGCAAACTTGATGCCTTATAAAGTCCAAATACCTAGATTTAAGGTCGTTATAGTGCTTGTGACTTCTATAT